ATGCCGTTAAACGACCGCCAAATAAAGAACGCCAAACCAGCCGAGAAGCCTTATAAGCTGGCAGATGGGCGCGGCCTTTATTTGCTTGTTAAACCCAACGGCGGCAAATACTGGCGGCTTGATTATGCGATAGACCGAAAGAGAAAAACGCTTGCAATCGGCATTTATCCTACTATCAGCCTAGCCGAAGCCCGAGAAGCCGCCGAAAACGCCCGCCGCCTGATTGTAACAGGGCAAGACCCCAGTGCAGCCAAGCAACAGGCCAAACAAGAGCGGCAGGCCGCCCTACTGAATACCTTTGAAGCAATAACGCGCCGATGGCATAGCGAAAACCTGCACCGCTGGAAGCCCGACAATGCCGCCCGCATTCTCAATCACTTTGCAAAAGACGTTTTCCCGCATATCGGCGGCTTGCAGATAGACGGCATAGCCGTAGCAGACGTAAAAGCCGTAATCAAGCGGATAGCCGCCCGTAATGCGCCCGCCACCGCCGAAAAAATCAGGCAATGGATAGCCGCCGTTTACGGCTATGCCGCCATGCTGGAAATCACAGACCGCAACCCCGCCGCCCCATTGCGGGGATTTTTGGCAAAGGCAGAAACCCGCCATTTGCCCGCCTTGCCGCGTGAAGAACTAACCGAGTTTTTCAGACGGTTGCTACTGGCCGATATTGAGCCGCAAAACCGTATAGCCGTTTTGCTGATTATGTTGGTATTTGTGCGAAGCACCGAGTTACGCGGCGGCAGATGGGAAGAAATCGACCATGCCGCCAAAACTTGGACAATCCCCGCCGAGCGCATGAAACTACCCCGCGCCCACGTTATCCCGCTGGCCGACTGGCCGCTTGAGCTTTTGGCCGAACTGCACACCATCACGGGCGGCAGCCCTTATCTGTTTCCCAGCCGCACCAAAACAGCAGGCTTTATCAGCGAAGCCACCCTAAACCGCATTATCGAGCGGCTAGGCTACAAAGGCACGGCCACGCCGCACGGGTTCCGCAGCTTGGCAAGCAGCGTATTAAACGAACAGGACTTTAACCCCGATGCCATAGAACGGCAGCTTGCCCATGTGCCTAAAGACAAAATCCGCGCCGCCTACAATCGGGCGGAATACTGGCCGCACAGGGCGGAATTTATGCAATTTTTCTGCTTAGAAATGATGAAAAATAATCATAATTTAATCATTTTTTTATCATTTTTGATAAGAAAAAATGAAAATGACAGGGGTAAATCTGATAAATTTTAGCTATCAAAAAATCAGCGGGCGGCAGGCATAAAATTAGCACCCCCCCCCACCCAAAAAATAAAAGAACACGGCCAAAAAACCGTGTTTTTCATATCAGCAGCTTTTTGCCGACAAAAATATGCCAAAAGAGAGCATCTGAAAAATTTTCAGAGCGTTAATTTAGGTTCAGGCAGCAGGGCTTTTTGCCACAGAAATAAGCATTTCTAGGTTAAAAAGTAGCTGGTAAAAGTAAATTATACCGACAAACATTTTTTTAACATGACAAAACCAGCGCAAAAGAGTGTTTAGAACCCGTTTAGACCCCGTTTAAAAAAACGCTATCATGACAAAATCATTTATTATTTATTTTTTAATATTTATATTTTTTTTAAATCAATCATATAAACAAAATCTTTACTTAGTGAAATGCTTTAATTGATTTTATTTTGGCGTTCGTTTTATGCTGAAAAAAGCAATGTAACGGCATAAATCTGGAAGGAAGCCATGACACAACAAACCGTATTAAGAGTAAAGCAGGTATCTAAGCGGTTAGGTATTTCAACTGCTGCTGTTTGGTACAAATCCAATCCCAAGAGCCGCCACTATGACGCAGATTTTCCGCAGCCGTTTAAAGTTTCAGCTAACGCGACAGGCTGGCTTGAAAGTGAAATTAACAGCTATATTGAAAAACTGGCCGCCAAGCGTTTAACCGAACACCACAAGGGAAAATCATGAAAGATTTTAAAATTACAAAAGAAAACCTGCATTTGGTAATTGACTATATGCCCGAAGCGTTCCACAAGTTAAGCGTGGTAATCGGGGAAGATATGGCATTGAAATTATTTGAAAAATATCGCGGCATTAATCTGCCTATCGGCAAGAACAAAACGGCCGCAGGCCGATTGCTTCATCAAAAACTTATTGAAGTAATCGGGGAAAATGCCGCAAACAAATTTACATTTGCCTTTGCAATGTCAAGTGCTAAGTTTTTCAATATTCCAAGATGTATAAAAGACAAACAGGTTTTGAGAGATATTCAAATTAAACAATAGTTTGGCCAAGCATCAAGGCCGTCTGAAACCCCGCACCAATCCCCCCAACCCCACCCCAGCCCCGCCCGTAAAACGGCAGGGGCGGGATTAGTGCAACTCAATCAAACACATAACCATTTGATTTTAATTAAAAAGGAAGATTTATGACCCAGCAAAACACACCAGCCATTACCACACCCGACGAATTGAAAGCAGCCTTTGCCGAATGGCAGGAAATCAACCGCCAAATGCAACAGGCCGAAAATAAACAAGCGGGCAAACTGGCCGCCCTGAAAGCCAAACATGACAGCGAAACCGCCCCATTGGCCGAGCGCATGGCCGAACTGGAAACCCGCATCAAAGCCTATGCCGCCGCCCATCAAACCGAGCTTACAGGCGGCAAAGGCAAAGCCGCAGCCATTGGCACGGGCTTTATCAAATGGCGCAGCGGGCGCGATTCCGTACAGATAAGCAGCGATACAGAAACCGTAATTGCCGAACTCAAACGCCGCCGACTATCCCGCCTGATACGCGTAAAGGAAGAAATCAATAAAACCGCCGTACTGGCCGATGCCGCCGCATTAGCCAAACGCCCGATAAACGGCCTGCAAATCATTAAGGGCGGGCAGGAAATCGTTTTACAGGCATAGAGCCGCCGCGCCGATAATGTAGCCGCCATGCAACACGAAACCCATTAAGCATAAAATGCGCTTGACACCCGCCCACGGCAGGGCAATAATAGCTGCGTTACTGTAAATCCAGTAACCAGCCGTGAGAAGCTGAAACGAAAGGCCAAGCAAGCCGCGCCGAATATCCGAGCTACCCGATAGCCTGAATATCAGCGGCCTTTATCTTGCTTGCATTCCCCCTTGTTTTACCTTTTGCAATGGCAGACGGGGGCAAAGCGGGCTTTATGCCCACTGGTACTTTCGGCCAGTTTCTCACTCTTTGCCCTTTGTCTGCCGCCCCACGCGTGAGAACGTGAGCGGCGGCGGAAAGACCCGAAAGAAAGGTAAAACATCATGACAACAGTCAATCAAACCCAGCAGGCCGCCGCGCCGCAATCTAAACAAAATCCCTTATTCAATTTACAACATGACGGCATAGGCACATTTTTAGCCATTGCTTCAAACCAAATCAGCCAATGGCAACGAGACGGCAAATTAAGCGAAGCCGACACCGTTGTTTTACAAGAGCAAATCAACTGCACTTTGCTTTATATGGGCAAAACCGTATCAGACCTTGCCGCCTGCAATATGGACTACACCAACCAAGACGATAACACCTTATGCGCCGCCTTGAGCATTACAGGCCAAATCATGCAAGAAATGGCGGGTATCAATTATACGCTTGAGCATAACCGCACCACATTGCGCCGTGATGCGGAAAATGCCGCCAAACAGGCAGCACAAAAGCCCAACGGCGAAGAATGGCCAAACTGCTAAAGGCCGTCTGAAACCGCCCCCAATCCCTAAACATCCCCCTTTTTAAAACGCCTTGCCCTGCCCGTAAAACGGCAAGGGCGGGTTTTCTGCACCCGAAAGAAACGTAAGACCCCGTTTAAACCCCGTTTAAAAACGCGCCATATTGCGTTTCGGGCTTTCAGACGGCTTACCCCTTACCCAAACGGCAAACGCCCCAAAAAACGCAGATTTACCCGCCTGCCGAACGGATACGGCAACAGGCAGCACACGAAAGGCAAACGCCATGACAACCCGCCAAGACAAGCAAGCCGTTAAAGCTGCCCAAACCGCCGCCATTTTCACAGGCACATTAGCCGCCTGCATGGTTTCCCTTGCATTTTCATCATGCACCGCCAAACCCGCCCGCGCCCACACCGCGCCGCCTGCCATATTGATAAACACCGTTTCAGACGGCCAAAGCCAAACACCCCGCCACCACACCAGCCAAACCGCCGCCATTCCTGCCGATTGGACGGAAAACCCGCTTGCCGCCGTAGTGTATGAACCCGTATCAGAAAGCGGGGCAGGCCATGAATAACCGCCGTTACGACCTATCCGACCTGAAAGCCGCCGCCGCTGGCCGCTGGCCTGAAATTCATGCCGCGCTTGGCATTCCCCGTGAATACCTTAACCCCCGCAAACATTGCCCCTGCCCCTATTGCGGCGGTAAAGACCGTTACCGCTACACCGACTATCAAGGCACGGGCGCGTTTATCTGCAACCAATGCACCCCCGACGGCGGCAGCGGTTTTGATTTATTGATGCTGGTGTTTGGCTACGACTTTGCCACCGCCGCCAACGAAACCGCCGCCTTATTGGGTTTTTCAGACGGCCAAGCAGGGCAACACCGGCCCCGCGCCCCGTTGCCCCCTGCCAAGCCCGCCGCCCCGCCGAAAGACAAACAGGCCGCTTTGCTGAATCTATGGCACGAAGCCGTACCCATCAGCGGCCAAGACCCCGCCGCGCAATACCTGCACGGGCGGGGCATACCTGATACCGCTTTTCAGACGGCCTTAAATATCCGCTATCACGCAGCCTTACCCCTATGGGCAACCGACACCGACGGCCAAGCGGCCAAGCCGCTGTTAATCGGCCACTTCCCCGCCATGCTGGCCGCCGTAACCACCGCCGACGACCAATTACAGGGCTTGCATAAAACCTACCTTGATGCGGTTTATACCAAGCCATACGGCGAAAACGGCAACCATGCCCCCGCCTTTACCAAACTGAATATCCACCACCCGCACACAGGCGAGCCGTTGCCCGCAAAAAAGATGCAATCCCGCTTACCCGATGCCCTGAAAGGCGCAGCAGTACACCTTTTCCAACCCGACGCACAAGGCCGCCTGATTGTGGCCGAGGGCATAGAAACCGCCTTTGCCGCCCGCGCCCTTTTCGGCCTGCCCGCCGTTGCCGCCTTATCCGCTTACGGCATGGCTTCGTTTATATGGCCGTCTGAAACGCAGGAACTGTTTATTTGTGCCGACCATGACGACAACCGCACGGGCATTAAAGCCGCCCACAGCTTGGCAGTAAGAGCCATCAAGGCAGGCATCAAGGCGCGGATATGGCAGCCCGAAACGGCAGGCTTTGACGCTTTGGACGAACTGAACCGCCGCCAAGACGAACAGACCGCCCCGCCGTAAATCGCCGTATTTGCGTTTTCAGCCCGTTTCCCTTTCAGACGGCTTCACCCCCTTACCTAAGCGGATAACACCCCAAACAGCGCAGATTTACCCGCCTGCCATCTGAAATACACCAGCAAACAAAAAGGGCAGCCGATACAGGCCGCCCAAAACAGGAAAAATCAGGAATACCATCATGAAAAACGAAACCATACACGACAACACCGCCGACACCAACCCCGAAACCATTCAGGCCGCCGCCCTTGCCGAGTTTGAACAAGCAGAATTGCGCCCGCATTTCCAATGCACCAAAAACGGCGTTTTTTACATTGCCGTAGAAACCGACAAACACGGCGAAGTACACGAAAAACCCCCGCTGAAACTGGCAGACCCAATCGAGCTTATCGGGCGCGGCACAGACGAAACGGGCAGCCATTACCGCATTATCCGCTGGCGCGATGCCGTAACCCGCAAAGCCCGCATAGAAGCCCTGCCGATGGCCGAAATCGGCGTAAACTGGCAACGCCTGCAATCACACTGCATTACAATCATGGCAAGCCGCAGAAAACGCGAATTACTGGCCGATTATCTGCAAACCGACGGCAGCAACGAACGCTACACCGTAACCAACCGCGCGGGCTGGTGTGCCGACAATACAGCCTATATCCTGCCCAACGGCGAAGCCATAACCGCCAAAAAACAGCCCGCCAAAGTGATTTACAACGGCGACAAATCACAGGCCGACAGCTACACCGAAAGCGGCAGCCTTGAAGACTGGCAGCAAGGCATAGCCTGCTATATGGCAGGCAACAGCCGCTTATGCTTGGCAATCGGCACCGCCCTAGCCGCCCCGCTTGCCCGTCTGTTGAATATCGAAGCAGGGGGATTCCACCTTTTCGGCGATTCACGCGACGGCAAATCCACCGCCGCCAAAGCCGCATTATCCGTATGGGGCAACCCTGAAACGCTTATGCTGACATGGACAGGTACAGGCTTAGGCTTTACCAACACCGCCGCCGCCCGCAATGACGGCTTACTGGTATTGGACGAAATCGGCCAAGCCAACGCCAAAGCCGTAGCACAAACCGCCTATTCCGTGATTAACGGCGTTTCCAAAGTACAGGGCGCAAAAGACGGCGGCAACCGAGAATTAAGCCGCTGGCGCATTTTCATACTTTCCACAGGCTAAAAGCCCCTAAACAGCTTTCTAAGAACGGCGGGCGTAGAATGGAACGCAGGCCAAGCCGCCCGCCTGCCCGATATTCCCAGCGACGCAGGCAAAGGCTTAGGCATTTTTGACACCCTACACGGCCACGAAAAAGGCGCAGCCTTAAGCGAAGCCATTACCGCCCACGCCGCCCGATACCACGGCACAGCAGGCCGCGCCCTTATCCGCCTGCTATTGGAAGACCCTAAAGCCATCAACGAAGCCCGCGCTATAATGGCCGACTTTATGGCCATGTTGCCCGATACCGACGGCCAAAGCCGCACCGTTGCCTTACGCTTTGCCATAACCGCCGCCGCTTTGGAACTGGCTGCCAAGCACGGCATTACAGGCTTAGGCGCAGGGGTAGGCATGGCAGGCATCAAGCAATGTTTCGACGCATGGCACAGCCGCACAGGCACAGGCAAATATGAAGACAACCAAATCATCAAACAGGCCATAGACTTCATGCAACTTTACGCAGAATCCATGCGCTTTGTGGATTGGAACAGCGAATTTACCAATCAAGACCACGCAGGCTATCGAAAGCGCAAAGAACAGGCGCATTTAGACGAATTTTGGATAATCCCCGCCGTATTTGAAAACGAAATATCCAAAAGTTTTGAAACAAACAAGACTTGTAATGTACTTTTCGGTATTAAATGGCTGAAACGTGATGGAAAAGACAGCCGCTGGCAATTCAAACGCTATGGCAAAGGACGTTTTTATGTGCTGGTAGGCATAGAGCCGCCAAGCCAAGACAGCGACAACCAAGCCGAACAATAGGCCGTCTGAAAGCCCTTAAGGTTTATCGGCAGAAAACCAACCCGACACCAGCCCCGCCGCTGGTGTTTTTTATGGCCGTCTGAAACGGCAGGGCATACGCATTGACAATGTATCCAATCGGATACATAATCAATATATGGAATACCAAATCAAAACCACAAACCACTTTGAAACATGGCTTGCCGCCCTAAAAGACAAACGCGCCAAAGCCAAGAAGGTTTATCGGCAGAAAACCAACCCGACACCAGCCCCGCCGCTGGTGTTTTTTATGGCCGTCTGAAACGGCAGGGCATACGCATTGACAATGTATCCAATCGGATACATAATCAATATATGGAATACCAAATCAAAACCACAAACCACTTTGAAACATGGCTTGCCGCCCTAAAAGACAAACGCGCCAAAGCCAAGATTGCCGCCCGCCTATTACGCGCCCAATTGGGCAACTTAGGCGACCATAAAGCCATAGGCGGCGGAATAAGCGAAATGAGAATAACAGACGGAAAAGGCTACCGCCTTTACTACACCATACGCGGCAATACCGTTATTTTTATGCTGATAGGCGGCGACAAAGGCACACAGCAAGCCGATATAGCCCGCGCCCACCAAATCAAACAGGAATTAAGCCATGACTAAAACCACCATTACCCCATTTGACCCCGCCCGCTATTTGCAAGACGAAGAAGACATAGCCTTATTCTTGGAAGCGGCGGCAGAAGAAGCCATAGACGCAAACGACAACAATATTTTGTTACAGGCCATCAATACCGCCGCCAAAGCGCGGGGCATAATGCAAGTAGCCAAAGATGCGGGGGTATCCCGTGAAAGCCTATACAAATCACTAGCCCCCAATGCCAAACCCCGCTTTGATACCATTACCAAAGTATTACACGCGTTGGGGGTACAAATGACGTTTACGGCCAAGCCACCGCAAACGGCAGAAAAGCCCTAAACTGCCAAATACAAAAAAGGCCGTCTGAACAATTACCCCTTGTTTCAGACGGCCTTTTTAAAACTTATATTACCCAAGCCCGCCCCTTATTGTTTCCTATCAGGAAATGATTTACCAAAAAATCATCAAATTATTTCATAAAAAATTTTTCCCTATACAGGATAACGAAAAATCAGCGGGTATGGCGGGTATGCAATTAAAAACACCCCCGCAAGCCTTTATTTATAAGGGTTTCACGCATACCCGCTTACATAAATTAACGCGGGTATGAGCGGGTATGTGCGGGTATGGCTTTATAATCATAAACTTATAATGTAAAGACGCACCCCATACCCGCACCAACCCGCCTATTTTTTTATATCGGGTATGATTTAATCATTTAATATCAACACCTTAACCCCATCATACCCGCATACCCGCCATTCCCGCAGTGTTTTGCATATATAGCAATGTTTTTTTAGGGCGTTTAATAAGTAAAAAATTGCCACTATTTATAATAAATCTTATAATATAAGAGAAATTTAAGAAAACATAAGCTAATCATGCCTAAAGTATTTTGGACACCCAAAGCCACTAAACAGCTTTTGAAAATTGACCCGAAAAACAGAGCGGCCATTTCCAGCAAGGCCAAAGCCTTATCAGCTTTTCCCGATGTGGAAGCTGATATAAAGAAAATGGCAGGAATGGCCGACACCTACCGCTTAAGGATAGGAAACCACCGTTTGATATTTCAATGGCAGAAAAACCAAGAACCGCACATTATCGAAATCCAGCAGGTAGAAACGCGGCAATCCGTTTATAAAAACTAATCCAGCGGGGCATATCCCGCCCCTGAAAGGCCATCACATGAATATCCAGTTATTAAACGGCGCAGACGGCAAACCCGCATTTGTCGTATTATCCGTAGAAGAATTTAACCGCCTTGCCAAAGGGCAGGCACAAATAGACGAAGCAGGCGAAATATGGGAAAGTATCCCCGTAGAAGCGGGCGAGATGGACGGAAGCCCCAGCGCAGCATTACCGCATGAAATTGTAGAAATTATCCTAGAGCAGAACGTAAGCCCCGCCGCCGCATGGCGCATATACCGTAACCTTACCCAAAGCCAAGCCGCCGAACGGGCAGGCATCACGCAGGCGGCATTAAGCCAAATTGAGAAACAGGGCAGCCGCCCACAGGCCAAAACCCGCGAAACTTTGGCCGAAGTGTATAACTGCCACCCCGACCAACTGGCAGGCTTATAAGGCCGTCTGAAAACACCAGCCCCACCGCCACAAAAACCACAGAATCAGACTAAAAACGCTTTGACTTGCGCAAATTTACGGTACTTTTTACGGTACTTTTTGTTTTTAATAGTTTCATTATTATATAAATCAATATGTTAAATGCAAAGTTTAAGTCTCGATGTCGCCCAAATTTTCGGGCTGTTTTTTTACGTCTAACACCGTCTAATGCCATAAACCAAGATTCAAGCACAGCAAGGATTTTAGCCCGATAAAGGGCATTTTCAGACGGCCTTTATTATCCAATACAGTAAAATCCCGTCTAATTGAATAAACCAAAAAAACGGAGATATATTTGGGATATCTGAAAATACCACTAAAAAATACCCCAAAATGCCGTTAAACGACCGCCAAATAAAGAACGCCAAGCCCGCCGAGAAACCGTACAAACCGGCAGACGGCGGGGGTATGTTTTTGCAGGTCACACCAGCGGGCGGCAAGTTATGGCGGCTGAAATACCGCATAGACGGAAAAGAGAAATTACTTTCAATCGGCAAATATCCCGCCGTTTCTTTGTCTGAAGCCCGCAAAGCCGCCGAAAATGCCCGCCGCTTGCTTCGCAGGGCAAGCCCAGCTGCCGCCAAGCAACAGGGGCCAAGCAGGAACGACAGGCCGCCACCGGAAACAGCTTTGAAAAAATCGCCCGCGAGTGGCATAAAAACCAACTGCCCCGCTGGACAAGCAACCATGCCGCCCGCGTGTTGTATTCTTTGGAAACAGACGCTTTCCCGATGCTTGGAAAGCACCCCGTTACCGAAATCAAAGCCCCGTTACAGCTGGAAACGGTAAGGCGGTAGAAGCGCGTGGGGTACCTGAAACCGCCGCCCGCGTGTTGCAACGTATCAAGGCCGTTTTCAATTACGCCATTCAGACGGGCAATGCCGCAGAGAACCCTGCCTTTGCCCTTTGCGGCGTGATTGTACGTGAAAAGGTCAAACACCGGCCCGCCTTTCCGCAAAGTGAAATCACAGAGTTTTACCACCGTTAAATGCGTGAACCGATGCGCCAAGAAAACCGCATAGCCATGATGCTAATCATGCTTACCTTTGTGCGGGCGGGCAATATCCGCTTTGCACAATGGAAAGAAATTGATCAGCAAGCGGCTATGGGTTATTCCCGCCGAAAAGATGAAGATGCGGGCGACGCATATTGTGTCCTTGTCTGATTGGACTTTAGAGCTACTGGAAAGCCTACACACCGCAACGGGGCATGGTTGTTATCTGTTTCCCAGCCGCACCCATTCAGACGGCCACATCAGCGAAAACACCGCAGGCAAAATCATTAACGTGGGATACAAGGGCATTGCCACGCCGCACGGTTTCCGCAGCCCGGCTGCCGATGTGCCGAATGAAAACGGTTTCCCGCCCGATGTAATCGAGCGACAGCTTGCCCATGTGGAACAAAACAAGGTAAGGGCAGCATACCACCGCACGGAATATCTGCCGCAACGGGTAGAAATGATGCAATGGTATTCAGGCTATTTGCGTGAGCGGTACAACACCGCCCCAGCCCTGATTGATGCAGAAAGAAGCTGATGTTGTGTAGGTTTTAACAACCGCCCATCATTGCCCCGCAATCCCAAATACCGGCAACCCCGCCGAAGCAGCGGGGATTTTTACCGCTTTTTTGTCGGCGGCATAATATGCCGTTGCTTTGCATTGGATTAAATTAAGGTAATAACATTAATCCAAAACAAACGCAGGAGTTTGATAATGGAAAAGATTATGACGAGCAGGAAGTTTAACCACTACACCACCCGCGCCATGCGGGAAGCCGACAGCGCGCCCTTAGTGATAACCAACAGGGGCAAGCCCGCGCATGTGTTATTGAGTTATGACGATTATCGGCAACTGGCAGGCAGGCCGAAAAGCGCGCTTGATGTACTGATGCAAATAGACAGCTCTGATGCTGCCGATATAGAGCTTGAGATACCGCCACGCAGCCAAGCGCAGCGGCGTAATGCCGATTTAGGGGAATAACTGTGTATTTGCTGGATACCAACATAATCAGCGAGATGCGGAAAATCAAACGCGGCACGGCAGACAAAGGGCTTACCTCTTGGCTTGCCACCGCCGACAGCGGCGTTTTCTACACCAGCCCTATTGTTGTGATGGAGCTTGAGCGGGGCATTTTGCTGATGGAGCGCAAAAACCAAACACAAGGAGCGGCATTGCGGGCATGGTATGGCGCAGTAATGGCCGAAATGTTCGCAGGCCGCATCTTGCCCATAGACCGCAACACCGCCGCTATTTGCGCCAAACTTCACACCCCCAACCCAGCCCCTGAAAACGATGCACGGATAGCGGCAACAGCCATACAGCACCGCCTTACATTGGTAACACGCAACACGGCGGATTTTAGAAACACTAAGACCGAACTGTTTAACCCATTTGCAGTTTAAGGCCGTCTGAAAGTATTTTTTGAGTTATCGGGAGTGAAAAAATGAATCAATGGGGAAGTTACGGTTATCTTTTGGAATATGCTGAGAGCGGGCATAGTTTCAGCATCTATGACGTAGCGGAAGATATTGAAAAGACAAGAGCAGGATAAGAAGATTGTTTACATATACCCTCCACAAAAAAGAAAGAAAAAACAATATCAGAGCAGCAGGTATCTGAAATAGAGCGAAATTTAAAAGAATCCAGAGAGATGCACAAAAAGGCCAAACGACTGAGAGATGAAGCGCAAAAAGAGAAAGACAAAGCAGAAAGGCTTAAAAGGGAGCATAAAAAGACACTTGAACAACACATAAAAAGAGCATCTAAGCAGGTTCAAATAGTAGAGAACGATAACAAGCAGCTTAGAGAAAGCCTTGCAAACAGCAAATTGGAATTAGCACGGGCCAAAAATGAATTAAAAATATACGAAAGCATGAAACACCACACGCCAAGCGGTGATGTTGTTATTTTAGAAAATGAGATTATCGCAAAGCTGAAGGCCGAGAATGCAAAGCCCAAGAAAACATACAAGCCGCCGATGGTAGAAATCGAAAGAAAAGGTAGAGAAATAGCGCGGCGCGACTTACAGAGAGCCGCGCTGGAAGCAGCAAAAGAAAAACAATTGATAAAAGAATCCAACAGAAAAGCCGCGCTTGCCCGACACGCAAAAACAAACAAACTAAAAGCACAGGCGATACGGGAGTACAAAGACAGCGGGTTAAGCAAAAATCAGTTTGCCAAACAAGCCGCGTCAAGATTTTATGTATCTGAATCAACGATGCGGAAAAACTGGCTGCAAGGCGTTTTAGCCATTGAGCGATACGCGAAAAACCCATACCCTATGCGCGTAAAAGCCTACTCTATGCGCGCATAGGGTATTATTTTGTCTAAAAAAAAGGCCGATAACAAACAGAACGGCCACGACAGAGCTGGCAATCGGATAAAAGGCAAATCCGACAGCAAACAGCACCAGTATGAACAGAACGGCGAAAGCCAGTCCCAGCATACCGAAAATATTATCGGCAAATGCGGATAATTCGTTCAACAGTTTGGATGCGGACATGATTGACTCAGCAGAAATATTTGGTTTGCAAGGACTTTAACCTATGTCATCTAATTTGGCAATAGCGATTACCGTCGGTGCCAGCGTAGGCAGTGCGCTTGCCGGATTGCGCCGCCTGAATGCGGCCATAGTTACTGTCCGCAGCGATGCGCTGAGTACAGGCCAAAAGCTGAAAAGTCTGGGGTCGACAACCCTTATCGGCGTAACCGGTGCGGTAACGGGAATCAAAGCGGCGACCGGAGTGGTCATGGGGTTGGCTGAAGAAGCCGTTAAATTTGAATCCGCGATGGCGGATGTGAAAAAAGTCGTTGATTTTGAATCGCCGGAGGGGCTGAAAAACCTCCAAAAAGACATTTTGCAGATGACGCGCACCATTCCGATGGCAAAGGAAGAGCTGGCAAAAATCGCCGCATCGGGCGGCCAGCTGGGGGTAGCGGAAAAAGATTTGAAGTCATTTACCGCAACCATCGCCAAAATGGGCGTGGCTTTCGATATGCCTGCCGAACAGGCGGGTGATTCGATGGCCAAGCTGGCCAATGTTTACCAAATCCCGATTGAGCAAATCGGCAAACTGGGTGATGCCGTCAACCATTTGTCCAACTCCAGCCCCGCCAAAGCCAGCAATATTGTCAATGCACTGGGGCGCGTCGGCGGCGTGGCCAAGCAGTTCGGGCTAACCGAGCTTCAGACGGCCTCTTTATCCAATGCCTTTATCAGTTTGGGCAAAACGCCCGAAGTGGCGGGTACGGCCATCAACGGAATGCTGACCAAGCTGATGACGGCCGACAAGCAGGGTAAGAAGTTCCAAGCGGCGCTGGAAGGCATGGGCACGGATGCCAAAGCCCTGAAAAAAGCGATTGCCGAAAACGGCGAGCAGGCTTTGGTGGACTTTTTGAAGCAGATTGAAAAACTGCCGAAAGAAAGCCAAATGGGCGCGCTGGTGGATTTGTTCGGCTTGGAATACGCCGACGATGTGGCGGTGTTGGCCGGCAGTGTGGAAACCTATGAGAAATCCATCAAAGCGCTGCAAAAAGCCGGCAAAGACGGTATGCCTGAATTTACGGGCAGCATGGAGAAAGAATTTGCTGCACGTTCGGCCACTACTGAAAACGGCCTAACGCTGATGAAAAACGGCTTTGCAGAGCTGAAAACGGTAGTCGGAGACCGACTGCTACCCGTGATTAACAAGGTTTCCGCATTTATAGGAAATCTTACCCACAATTTGACCGATTTTGCTACCAAGAATCCGGAAGTCGTCGATGGCTTGTTGTTGTTCGGTGGCGTGATTGCCGGGTTGATTATCGGTTTTTCTGCATTTACTGCCGTGATTGGCGGGTTCTCAATGGGTTGGGTGGTTGCGGCCAGGGCCGTTTCTCCTATCATTTCCGTATTGGGGGCGGTTCTCAAAGCCATGTCGTTTTTTGGGCGCGGCATTATGCAGGTTATCCGTTTCCTGCCCATGCTCGGTTCGGCATTTTTGAAATTGGGTGCCTTCTTAATGGCTAATCCGATTTTCCTTGCCCTTGGTCTGTTGGCCGCAGCCGCTTACCTGCTCTACCGCAATTGGGACAGCGTGGTCGGCGGGGCGAAAGCCCTGTGGCAGGGTTTGGGCAGCTTCTTCAGCGGTTTGTGGGCATCGGTTTCCGCCGCCTTTCAGACGGCCTGGAGCGGCATGACCGCCCGGTTCGGCACGGTTTGGGAGGGCATCAAAGCCTTTGCCCAAGCAGGCATTGCCGCGCTCTTAAACCTGATTCTGACCTTCTCCCCCGTTACCGCCTTTATCACCGCCTTCCAAGCGGTTTGGGCTTGGCTGTCGGGCTTGGGCGCAGCTTTCATGCGCTACGGCAGCATGATGATTGACGGCTTAGTCAACGGCATCAAGGCGGGCATCGGCCGTGCGGTGGAGGCGGTGCAAGGGGTGGTGTCGGCGGTTAAGTCGGCGTTTACCTCAGACCGCAAGGGCATGGCCATCCACTCGCCCAGCCGGGTGTTTGCGGGCTACGGCGGCTTTATGACCGAGGGTTTGGCCATAGGCATCAACCGCGGTGCGGCGCGCCCGCTGGCAGCTGTCGGCAATGCGGCAGGCCGTCTGAAAGACGGATTTACCCGCTGCGCGGGCAGTCTGCGCGCGGATTTGGCGGCGCGGATTTCGGGCGGCAGTGCGGAATTTGCCGCCGCCCGCGCGGCGCAGCCGCAAGCCGCAGGCGGCATCACGGTGAATTTCAACCCGACCATCCACGCGCCGGGCGGCAACCCCGCCCAAATTCAGACGGCCTTGCAGATGGGTTTGCGCGAATTTGAAACAATGTTCAAACGCATGATGGCCGACCGGGAACGGAGGGCTTACTGATGCCGTTTGAACGGGACACGATTTAGGAGGGCGTCAAATGTATGCCATGTTGGGCGGGGTGCGCTTCGAGCTGCTCAACAGCTTCACCTCGCTGGAAACCGAACACGCGGCATGGTTTGCCCGGCACGATGTTTTGCAGGGCAAACCGCGCCTGCAGGCAACGGGCAACGGCCTGGCCGCCATGCGCTTTACGCTGAAGCTGCATTGGCGGCTGGGCAATCCCGACACGGCCTATCACGGCCTGCTGGCCGCCCAAGAAAGCCAGCAGGCACAGGCATTGGTGTACGGCAGCGGCCGCTTTGCCGGCTGGTGGGTGATCGAGCGGCTGGTCGCGCGCACGCTGATACAGGATGCGCAAGGCCGCACAGCCGCGCGCGAAGTGGATGTGGAGCTGACCGAGTTTGCCGGCGACCCCAACAACCCGCTGCCCGCGCCTGCGGTGATGCAGGCGGGCAAAAGCCCGCTGCTGTCGCTTCTGCCCGAATCGGTACAGGCGCAGGCATCGGACATCATGCAGGCGGTGGAAACGGGCGTGAAGATTTACCGCGCGGCGGAAGGCGGCATTGCCGAACTGCTGACCGCGGCCAAAGAACTGAAACACGACCCCGCCGCGCTGCTGAACCTTGCGGGCGATGCCTTGGGCGCGGGCAGCGGCGTGTTGGCCAAACTGAACGGGCTGCCCGAAATCACCGCCGTGTCGGGTGATTTGTCGGCAGCGGGCCAAATGGCGGCACAACTGGGCCAGGCAGGCAGCCTGCTCGGCGACACGGCGGGCAGCCTGCGGCAGGGCGTGGCAAGCGGCACGATAGGCGGCTGGCTGGACGCGGCCGTATCGGGGACGGAATCGGCTGCCGATGCGGCGGCAAACGGCGCGGCCGCCGCAGAAACCTTGACGGCTTATCTTGCCTGCCGAAGGGATTTATGAGCGCAGTTATCCGCTATACCACCCGCGCGGGCGACCGTTGGGATTTGATTGCCCACAAGCATTACGGCAATGCGTTACTGACCGACGGGCTGATGGCCGCCAACCCGCATCTGCCGCTGGCAGAGGCGTTTTCAGACGGCCTCACTGTGTTTGTGCCGGTGTTGGAGACCCAACCCAAAAACAATCAAGAGGATATGCCGCCGTGGATGCGCTGAGTGCTTTTTTAAAGTTGAACGGCTTGGCGGGCGGCGGTAATACGCATCCGGTAACCAAGCCCGACTTTACGCTCAAATACGGGCAGAAAGACATCACCGGCGATGTGGAGCCTTATCTGCTGTCGCTGACCTATACCGATTATCTCGGCGGTCAGTCGGACGAGCTGGAAGTTACGTTTGAAGACACCGACGGCCGCTGGCTGCGCGGCTGGTATCCCGAACAGGGCGACGCGCTGAACCTGTCGCTGGGTGACCAATTCACGGGCTTGGTGGATTTGGGCAGCTTTGAGATTGCCGAAATCGAATACGCTCATCCGCCCAGCGTGGTGTCGCTGAAAGCCTTGGCTACGGGCATTACCAAAGCAAACCGCACCTTGCAGGCCAAAGCCTACGAAAAAACCACACTGGACAAAATCGTGCGTATGGTGGCAGGCCGTCTGAAACTGAAGGTAACGGGCGAAGTGGAACACATCGACATCGAGCGCGTTACCCAGTATCAGGAGCGCGACATCGAATTTTTGGCGCGCTTGGCCAAGCAATACGGCCACACCTTCAAAATCGTCGGCGACACTTTGGTGTTTATGAGCAACGCCAAACTGGCCGAACGCGAACCCGTGGCCGAGCTTTTGCCTGCCGACATGATCCGCGTGCGGCTGCGCGATTTGATTAAAGGCGTGCCGGACAAGGCGGCGGTGTCGGGTTACGACCCCAAAACCAAAACCAAAACCAACCGCACCACCACCCGCCAAGCCGAACCGCGCCGCAAAAAAGCCAAACACACCACCTCGGGCGACACGCTCAAAATCATTGCCAACAAGGGCGAGAGCCAGGCGCAGGTGAACGCCCGCGCCGATGCCGCATTGGCGGCGGCGCAGGAAGAGCAGTGCGCGGGCAGCGTAACCGTGTTCGGCCATGCCAAGCTGGTGGCCGGGCAGGTGGTGGTGCTGCAAAACCACGGCAAATTCAGCGGCCGTTATCTGGTCAGGCAGGCGCGCCACAGTTATGAACGCACGGGCGGTTACACCACCGAACTGGAAATCAAAATGCTGGAATATATCCCCGAAGAGAAAGAGGCCGATGATGCTGCCCGACCATGACTTTACCGCCACGCTGCAGTTCGGCATCGTGGCCGCCGTGGACGAAGCCGGCCACACCCTGCGCGTGCGCCTGCCCGCTTTGGAAAACCTCGAAACCGACTGGCTGCCGATGCTCACCCCCGCTGCGGGCGGCAACCGCTTTTACAGCCTGCCCGACGAGGGCGAACAGGTGGTGTGCCTGCTCGATGCCCGCGGCGAAAACGGCGTGGTGCTGGGGGCGACCTACAACGCCGCCGACAAACCGCCTGCGGCGGATAAAGACAAATGGATACGGCGCTTTAAAAATGGCACGGTGATTGAGCATGACCGAAAAACGGGTGATGTGTTGGTGAGAACCAAAGGTACCGTTACCATTGATGCGCCGAATACTGAGATTAAAGGCAATGCCACGGTACACGGCCTGTTGACTTACCTAAGTGGTATGAGCGCGGGCAACGGCAAAGGTGGTTCGGCGGCAGTAATTACCGGTAATGTGGTGGTAACTGGTGATGTGGTTGCTAACGGCATTAGTCTGGCAAACCATACACACCCGGGTGATTCGGGCGGAACGACAGGTTCGCCCAATTGATTTGGAAAATAAGGAATTTTTACAGGCTATTACTGTCTAATTTATCCAATGTAACAAAAAGGAATGGTTGACATGAAAGTAGTAAAAGGAGCCTCTTGGGTTATGTTAGGATTGTTATTGGCCTCCCCGGTTTTTGCTAAAACTTTTACTTACACAGCTCAGTGCAATATTCAGGTTATTGACCCGAAAAAAGCCCCTAATCCACCTGCACGGGTTACTGGGACAGGAACGGGTAAAACAGCAGATGCTGCTTGTACAGCTGCAAAAAAAGATGCAACCCAAAAAGCACCGGCTGGAACCTATGCCAGACACTGCCAATGTAAACCTGCTTAAATTGGAGAATCAAGAATGCTGCAATATTCAGAAGTAGTGAAAACTGTTGTTTTAAATCCGATTCCTCTACAAGATGATGAATTGAATTTCAAAATTGAAATTCTCAAAAACACTAATGATGAGTTTCGCGCACGCTTGTTTAGGCTGGAAACCTATCGGGTTAAGCCTTCTTTTGTCGAAGACATATTCGCAGATGAAGCACAATATGTACTGGATTTGCATACTGTGCCGGAGCTTACTGTAACATCCAAACATTCAGTTGAAGATTGTTTGCAGTTCGCATTACGAGAATTAGAAAAGAAATTCAGTTAACGGTTTTTTTAAAATGGTTTAAATGCGTTTTGAACGGCTTTCAATCAGAATCCCTATATCCATCAACGATGCAGGGATTTTTTGTATGCACTACACCGCGCCCGTTTCCAAACACTGGCAGCCCGCCCCGGGCGGCAGCGGCCTCTCGCAGGGCGCGGACGACATCGATTTGTGCATCCGCAATATTTTGAGTACCCGCAAAGGTTCGGACGTAACCCGCCCCGAGTTCGGCAGCAATCTGTTTGACTATCTCGATGCCCCCGAAGACGTGTTTATCCCCAACGCCGTGCGCGAAGTGATGCCGGCCGTCAATACATGGGGAAAACGCGCGGTGGTCGAAAAAACCGAATTTAGCGGCCATGCGCCACATATCACGATGACGGTGTTTTGTCGGGTGGCCGACGACGTGTCGGGCGAGATTTTTGAAACGTCGTTGCAATGGGAGCGGGCATCATGGATTTGAGCACACTGAAACGCGAAGACGTGAAAGCGGTGGAAGACGGTTTGGCCCAAGTGCTGGCCGAAACCATCGCCGACTACGAGGCGCGCAGCGGCAAGACCCTGCAGCCCGCGCATATCGAGCGGCTGATTATCAACACCTACGCCTACCGCGAGCATTTGGCCAGAAAGGCGTTTAACGAAGCCTACCGCCAGCAGCACCCGCGCTTTGCCACGGGGCTGATGCTGGATTTGTGCGGCGACGATGTGAACACGCCGCGCCTCGAAGCCTCGGCGGCACGCTGCACCATCCGTTTTACCGCCGCTTTGAGCGGCACTCAGACAGTTCACATCCCCATCGGCACGCAAGTGGCGGCGGGCGAGGCGGTGTTTGCCACCGTTGAGGCGGCCACTTTGTCGGCTGCCGTCCGCCAAGCTGATTTACAGGCCGTCTGCACGCAGAGCGGCGCAATCGGCAACGGCTGGTCGGCCGGCCAAATCAGCAACCTTCTGACCGCGTTTTCAGACGGCCTTGAAGTGAAGGCAGCCAACCTTACCGTGCCCGCAGGCGGCGCGGACGTGGAGTCGGACGAAGCCTACCGCAAACGCATCCTGCTTGCCCCCGAAAGTTTCAGTGTGGCCGGCCCCGTGGGCGCATACGAATATTTCGCCCGCAGGGTGAACCCCGCCATCTGCGATGTGTATGTGGACAACAAAAAAACCGCCTCGGGCGAACCGATAGGCGGGCAGGTGCAGGTTACCGTGCTGATCAAAAACGGCCTGCCCTCGGAAGAGCTGATGCGCGAAGTGGCTCACTCCCTGTCGCACGAGCGCGTGCGGCCCTTGTGCGACACCGTTACCGTGGCCGCGCCCGCAGCGGTGGATTACGCGCTCGATGCCGAGCTGGTTTTGTTCACCGGCACCAATCCCGCCGAAGCCGTGGCCGCCGCCGAAGCGGCATGGGCGGCCTATGAAGCGGGGCGGCGCGAACAGCTCGGCCGCGACATTGTGCCGCTGGATATTCAGACGGCCTTGAAAGTGGCGGGCGTGTACAACGTGGTGCTGCACAGGCTGCCGCTGACTGTGGTTAAGCCCGATCAATGGGCGCGCTGCACATCGGTGCGCATCCGCGCTGCATCGCAGCAGACGGAGGGCTGAGCATGGCCAAACTCAGCTACGCCGCCGTCATCGAGCGCGGCCAACGCTACAGAATGCTGGCCGATTTGGGCCTGCGCCTGAGCGCGGCAGATGCCGCCAAACTGATGCCGCGCCTCGTCCATTTGATTGCGCCCGAGCATTTGGAACTCTTGGCCGAGAGCCGCAGCATTCTCTGGGCAGACGGCTACTGGCTGGCCGAATCCGACCAGATGCGCCGCCGCCTGATTAAAGGCGCGTACCAACTGCACCGCCACAAAGGCACGCCCTGGGCCATCCGCGAAATCGTGCGCCGCCTGGGCTTCGGCGAAGTGCAGATTATCGAAGGCATGGGCGGCAAACGGCACGACGGCGAAATCATGCGCAACGGCACATACAGCCACGGCCACAGCGACCGCTGGGCGCACTACCGCATCATCATGAACAACGTGATTACCAACGACCAGGCCGCGCTCTTGCGCCATACCTGCTCTTGCGCCATACCTTAAGGGCATTCGCGCCCGCCCGCTGCGTATTGGCCGCATTGGACTGCCGGGCCAGCGCATTGAGGCACAACGGCCGCGCCGTGCGCGACGGCAGATTCAACCGAGGAACCGCATAATGGCAAATTTAACCGAAACCGCCCGTTGGGAAGCGGGCATTTACCAGCTGGAAACCTCCGACCCGGTGATGGGCGGCCCCAACGGCATCGACAACCGCCCCGCCCGCGAGCTGGCCAACCGCACGCTGTGGCTGAAAAACGAGCTGGCCAAAGCCGTGCAGAGCATAGGCAGCAACAAAACCGCCGCCGATGCCGCCCTTGCGCTTAAGGCCGACAAAGCGCGGCGGCTGTCGGCCGGCGCGGGCTTGACCGGCGGCGGCGATTTGGGTGCCGACCGCACCATCGCGCTGGCCGTGCCGTCCACCCCCACGCTGGCGGGCGTGGCCAAGCTGGTGAATGCACTGGATTCGTCTGCCGCCGATGCCGCCTTAACCGCCGCAATGGGCAAAAAGCTGCAAGACGAAAAAGTATCAAAAACAGGCAGCGAAACCGTTAACGGTGCAAAAACCTTCACCGACATCCTCACCGCAGGCCGCGCCGAACATTGGGGGAAATACCGTATGCCCGTGCAAAGCTGCGCACATTGGATTTTGGAAACCGACCCCGCTTCAAACATCGAAAACGAAGCCAGCCTGCGCTTCAACATCAAATACGAGCAAGGCGGCCAAGCCCGTTATATCCATTTCCCCGCCCCTCAGGGCGGCAATAAAAACGTGGCTTATCAGGACTGGGTAAACAGCAGGTTTGAAGGCAACCGCTTCAGACGGCCTGTCGTCAAAGGCGGTGCAACCGACGTTACGCTGGACTTAGGAAACCGCGCCTCCATTACCGCCGAACTCGGCGGCGATTATATCGGCCACGGCCATATGCAGCTGGTGCTGCACAATACCAGCGGCAACCACAACATCAGCGGCCTACCGCTGCCCGCCAAATCCCCGGTACAGCTCAACTTCTACATCATGGGCGGCTACTCGTTCATCGATTGCCACTACCTGTTTCCAACCGCAAATTCCGTTCCAGAATCAACTGGAACAACGAAAGCTGGGAGCTTGACTGGGTCGAATACCTCACGCAAAACAACGGCGTGATGCTTTCGGGCAACCAAACCGTCGGCGGCACAAAAACCTTTGCCGCCCGCGCCGATTTTGCGCAAGGCCTGCGCTTTAGCGGCGCGGGCAAAGACCAACCGGCCGCGCTGGGCATGGGCGGCAGCGATGTTTACCTGCACAACCCGCAGTCGAACAAATACCTGCAACTGAAAGACGACGGCACGCTGGCCTACAGCAACGACACCATCCTGCTCGGCAGCCATTTGAGCAGCGCGGTCAATCTGGCCGACACCGCCCGCCCCGCATCGGCCGCCGCCGCCAAAACCGCCTATGACCGGGGCAGTGCCGCGCTTCAGACGGCCGCACAGGCCGCCCCGGCCGGCACCGTTGCCTATTTCGCCGGCCACACCCCGCCCGCAGGCTGGCTCAAAGCCAACGGCGCGCAGGTATCCCGCACGGTTTACGCCGCTCTGTTTGCCGCCATCAGCACCACCTACGGCGCAGGCAACGGCAGCACCACCTTTACCCTGCCCGATTTGAGGGGCGTGTTCCCGCGCGGTGTGGACGACGGGCGCGGCATCGACAGCGGGCGCGGCCTGGGCACCTACCAACCCCACCGGCTTGCGGAGCACCGCCACGCAACAGGCTGGCGGCATGGTACTACGGGCAACGAGTTTGCCCTGATCCGCAGCGAATGGGCGGGGCTGCACAACGTTACCGCCGATGCCGCCTCCAACAACGTGGCCGTAAACTACGGCCATCAGGAAAACTACACCCATGCCGCCGGTTCGTCTTATGCCCACAGCAACGACCGCTACGCCACCAGCCGCGCCTATTACGATGTTCAGGCCGAAACCCGCCCGACCAACGTGGCCCTGCTGGCCTGCATCAAGATTTAGGCCGCCGCTTTTTTCAGACGGCCTGAAGCATGAAACACAGGCCGTCTGAAACCGCAACACGGCGGCCAAGCCGCCCAACCGAAAGGAAAAAACATGACCCAAAATATCCGATGGACAAAACCCGTCTGCCAACTCGATTCAGACGGCCTGTATGTCGGCCAAACCGAAGCCGAGCTTGACGTTTACGCCCGCGACGGCAGCTACCTTATCCCCGGCGGCTGTATCGAAGCGGAGCCGCCCGAAACGCGGGCAGGCCGTGCCGCACGCTGGAACGGCAGCGGCTGGGACTACCTGCCCGACCTGCGCGGGCAGACCGCCTACCGTACTTCAGACGGCGCGGCGGTGCCGATTAAGCAGGCGGGCGCGCTTTCAGACGGCCTGACCTTAACCCCGAGGCCGTCTGAAAGCGCACGAATGGGACGGCAAAAAATGGCAGGAAAACCCCGAACGCGCCGCCGAACTGAAAACACAGGCTTTGGCTTCGGCCAAAGCCGCCAAGCTAGCCGAAATCAACGCCGCCGCCGAAACCTTTGTCAGCCGCGCTGCCGAATTGGACAAAGTGCCCGCCTTCGAAGTCGCCACTTGGCCGCTGCAAGCCGCCGAAGCGCAGGCTTGGGCGGCAAACTCCGAAGCCGATACGCCCGTTTTGGCGGGCATCGCCGCCGCCCGCGGCTTGGATTTGGACAAACTGCGCGCCGCCGCCCTGAAAAAATCCAAAGCCTACGCCGCACTGTCCGCCGCCGTGGCCGGCCAACGTCAGGCTTTGGCGGATAAGCTGGATAAGGCGAAGACGCTCAAAGCAGTAGAAGCGGTAGCGGTGTCTTACACCATGCCCGGTTGATTTTTAATCTGCATTAAATGCCTGCGTCGTGCCCAAACGTTAATATCCCTGCATATTTATGCAGGGATTTCTTTATGAAAATCGCGTTTTACAAAGGCACGCTGCGCGGGTGGGCAGGCTGGTTCAGCCGCTTGGCGCGCTGGGCAGACCAAGGCCGCTACAGCCATTGCGAAGTGGTGTTTTCAGACGGCATGTGCGCATCGGCCAGCTGGTACGACGGCGGCGTGCGCTTTAAAAAGATTGCGTTCAATTCGTTGAATTGGGATGTGGTCGAAATGGACTACACACCCGAAGCAGAGGCAAAAGTGCGCGCATGGTTTAAACGGCACGAAGGCCGTCCCTACGATTTGCGCGGCAGCTTGGGCGTGGTATTCCGTCCGTTTGGTCAAGGCCGGCGCGGCTGGTTTTGCAGCGAGGCCGTAGCCGCCTCACTGGGGTTTGCCGAGCCGTGGCGCATCGGCCCGAATCTGCTGGCCGCACTTGTGAAACGGTAGAAATAAAAAGCCGTCTGAAAACGGTTTCAGACGGCCTTTCAGAAAAAATTTAAGACGGCGACGTATCAGTGAGGACGCACCGATACGCCGGCCTAGCAGGGATAGTCTGCATTAGCCAAAGCCGCCACCTCGCGAGGCAGCGGTATTTTATCACTAATGCATAAGGAATACCCGAAAAATGAAACACCGTTGCAAAAATTGTAACAGACTCTTGGCCGTCGGCACGGGCGACTTTGAAATCAAATGCCCGCGCTGCAAAACCGCCAACGCCATCCGCGCTTTAACAACCGAGAATGCCGCCGAGCATCCAACCTTTCAGAAAGGACGCAATGGATGCCCGGAAAACCCCCAACCCTAAACCCGCTCTCGGCAGCCTCTTCGCCGGCATCGGCGGCTTCGACCTCGGCTTCGAGGCCGCAGGATTTCAGACGGCCTGGCAGGTCGAAATCGACCCCGTCTGCCGCGCCGTGTTGGCCGACCGCTTCCCCCGTGCAGAGCGGCACGAAGACGTGCGCACCTGTCTGCCCGCACTCTCCCGCGCCGATGTTGTCGTCAGCGGCTTCCCCTGCCAAGACGTTTCGGCAATGGGCAAACGGCGGGGCCTTGCCGGAGAACGCACCGGGCTGTTCTTCGATGCAATGTGCATCGTGCAGCCCCTTCAACCGCGCTGGCTGGTGCTTGAAAATGTCCCCGGTCTCTTGTTTTCAAACGATGGCCGCGACTTCCAAACGGTGCTTGAAACGCTTGCCCAATGCGGGTATGTGGGATACTGGCGAGTGCTGGACAGCCGTTATTTCGGAGTCCCCACTAAACGCCGCCGCATATTCGTGGTCGCAGGTTTTCGAGAGCTGCCCCCCGTGGAGTTCTTGGGTGATGCCGGACCAATGGAGCGCCTATCTGGCAAGACGGAAGCGGGCAGCGCCTGGGCGGACGCTCATCCTACGCTGCTTGCGGGTTTCGCCGACGGGACAAGTATCGACATCTCGGGCGGAAATATCGTCGCTGTCGAAAACAGCAGGCATCAGATGGTTGAGCGGCAGCGAGCGTCTGAAGATTATGGGCTTCGGCGCGGACTGGATGCGGCCGACGCTCGCGAGGCTCGGGCTGCCGGAAACGCCGTCTGTCCGCAAGTCGCACAATGGATTGCCGAAAAACTCATCAAAACATTCTGATTAAACCCATCCGAGCGCCGCGAGTGCCGTTTACTCTATATATTAAGGAGAGAAAATGACACCCAAGCCCCAACCCATTGTGCCGTGGATGGGCGGCAAACGCCGCTTGGCCAAACACCTGCTGCCCCTGTTTCCCGAACATCGATGCTATGTGGAGCTGTTCGCCGGCGGCGCGGCCTTATTCTTCCTGCGGCCGCAGCCGGCCAAGTGCGAAGTGCTCAACGACCTCAACGGCCAACTCATCAACCTCTACCGCGTGGTGCAGCACCATTTCGACGAGTTCGTGCGCCAGTTTGAATGGACGCTCACCAGCCGCGAAGTGTTTGCCCGCCTGCAATCCACCCCGCCCGAAGTGATGACCGACATCCAGCGTGCCGCCCGTTTCTTCTACCTGCAACACACCGCCTTCGGCGGCAAAACGGTAGACCAACACTTCGGCACGGCCACAACAGGACGCGGCTTTACCGCCGCCGACATCGCAGGCCGTCTGAAAGCCGCGCAGCAGCGGCTCAACGGTGTGTATATCGAAAACGAGCCGTGGGAAAAATGCTTCAAACGCTACGACCGTCCCCACATCTTCTTCTATGCCGACCCGCCGTATTGGCAGCTTGCAGGCTATGACCGGGCATTCGATTGGCCGCAGTATGAGCTGTTGGCCAAAATGATGGCGGAGAGCAAAGGCAAGGTGATGCTCTCCATCAATGACCACCCCGACATACGCGGACTCTTCAAAGACTTCAGCATCACCCGTTTGGAGTTGGCTTATTCAGTCGGCAGGGATAAAACGCAAAAGACCAGCGGCGAGCTGGTCATCTGCAACTGGTAATTCAGGCAGCCTAAAAGGTAAAAGGGACGATTCCGTCCCTTTTCTTTTATTACCCTTCTTATTGTCCTGAATCGGGGAATGCCTCTTCGGCTGCAAGGTCAAACATCTCATAGATATTTCGGTGCATGCCACAGTCGCTGAATTCCCAGCAGAGGCGGTAGGCCAAATCCGCCCCGGCCGGCGTAGCCAACCAATCTACTTCCTGGCCTGTCCTATCGTACCAGTACATGGCAAGTGCTTTAGCCCAAAATACCGCATCATAGCCGTGTTCGTTTAAAATTTCGTGAAATGTTTTGGGAGCGTTAAACTCTTGAAAAAACGAGCTGTCTCTGTTCATAAGATGGTATTCCATATCATTAATCCCTAAGTACGTTTAAGATGAACACATGATGCCGTAGGTTTATCAAAGAGCCCAGCAATCCCAGCGCGTAGTTTCGGCAGGTGCAAAAAATCCTGCCTTTGTGCGGCAGGATTTGAAACAATGTTGCACCGTGTGAAACAAAATCAAAAACGCTTTATCTCAAAAATCGAGCCGATTTATCGCGCGCGGCTTCAACATGCGATGGCTTCCGGTATAAAATATTCAAGTAGTTTTCTTTGTAGGCTCTTACTTAAATTTATAGAGCTGACGCAGGTTATCCCAAACCCCACACAAAATTCGCAACGTTTTTTTAGCTGCCCACTTGGCGTGTCGAAGTTAAACCTAAACTCACATTCTTTCAAGATTTCGATCGATTCTGCTGTATTTTCGTAGAACTCGCCTTGCCTGATTCCAAAAGTTTTCAATACCGTTGATGATTTTGACGGTCTGCAAACAACTGGGAATGATTGATGCGCTGATGGGTGAACTCACTCACATCCAGAATATCATAGCTTTTACAACAGCCAGTGAGTGTAACCAACGTTATTGGGCATGTTTTTTTGATAACAGGAAGTGAAGTATTCTACCTGACAGGAAGTGAAGTATTCTACCTGGTATTTTTCACCGCAAGGGTAAACATTTTGCTTTGCCGTTTCAGGGTACTGAAGATAGTCCACTTTACCTGTTGCGCCGCGACCACACCTGCCCTTACACCTTCCGCTAAAGTAGTTCTCATCCCATTCAACTATACCCTCAAAACTTCATCGGCATGAAGCCAAATGATGTGCGGTGTCTTGGCTGATTTTTCGGTAGAACAACATGGCGGGATTGGCTTGGATACTGAGAATATCCTCAGCCAAGCGAGTTATAACCTCCATCACAAAAAACACAAGCAGTTTTTTCTGTGTGGACATTGTAGCCTGCAATGGATTATCTCCATTTTAGCAGCCTATCTGGCCATTAATCTACTCAGTCCCAGAGAAAAATATAAAGGCCGTCTAAAATTTCAAATATCCTTTGTGCATACACCATAAAGCCCTTTGTATTAACCTTAGCCAAAAATAGAGTATAATACCTAAATGATTAGGAATCAAAATTCATTTTAAAGGATTCCTCTCAGTATCTTCAACAGCACTTAATACCAATCATCATACCTTATGCCCTTATGCTTGAAACGGAATTCTGTATTCTTTCAAATACAAGTAAAACCTATACTTCGGTACACGTTAAAAATCGCGTCAAGCAATGCTCAGCATAGCCCTAAAAGATTCGGTACCGTTGATATACTGTGTACTACAGGCAAACTTAATTATTACCATGGTGTACTCCTATAATAATATTTTGCAAAGCCATACCGACCCATCCCGGATATCTCCAGTATGAACTACGTTTTCAACCGCAACATGACCTCGGGTGGCCTTCTACAACGTAGGTTTGGAAGCATCCGAAACAGTTCCTGTATAAACTTGCCTTTGCATTTTAGAATGAAGGGAGCGATGATTTTACCGCCCGCACCAAACCGCGCTTGCCGGCAGATACGCTTGGCACCGAAAAATTCCATGATACCACCTCAACATAATCTGCCACCAATGTTCACAAGCTAAGTACCGATGCAATTCCAAGCATGAGCTGTTGATGTTTTCGACACTGATTTTTGTTGGTTTGGCGGTCTGAAGTGGTTAGATCCGAGCTAAAAGTTTATTAATATTTTTGATATTTTGGTGATATTACTTTCTAAGGCTCTGCCTAAAAATCATACACATATTGCTACGTTACAGCAGCCCCAACGACAAATAATTACCAAATTTCACTCAACCCATTGAAATAATAAAGGAAATATATGAAGCACTGTTTTTCCCCTTTGGTTATCCGCGACAAATCATTGATTCCAATTGTGCAGGGCGGCATGGGAATAGGCGTATCCGCATCTAAATTATCTAGTGCTGTAGCCCGGGAAAACGGCTTAGGCACCATTGCCAGCGTAGATTTGCGCCACCTACACGATGATTTGCTGGCCGAATCCAAAATTAATCCTTCCGAAGAGAAGTATGCCAAGCTCAACCACATTGCACTCGACCGCGAAATTCAAAAAGCCAAAGCAAATGCGCAAGGCAAAGGTATGATTGCCGTTAACGTAATGAAAGCTGTGAAAGACCACCAGCACCTAGTCCGACAAGCATGCGAATCAGGTGCCGATGCCATTGTAATGGGAGCAGGATTGCCGCTCGACTTACCCGAAATGACTGATGGCTACCATAAAAACGTTGCCCTACTACCCATTCTTTCCGAGGCGCGCGGCATCAACATCGTATTGAAACGCTGGATGAAAAAAGGCGTTCTGCCCGACGCCATCATCATCGAACACCCCGCGCACGCCGCAGGACACTTAGGGGCAATGACGGTAGAGGGTGTTAATGATGAAAAATTCGAATTCAAGCGAGTGATTGAAGAAACGTTTGAGGTGTTTAAAAAACTCGGTCTAGAAAGTGAAAAAATCCCATTAGTGCTGGCAGGCGGCATGGCCAATTTTGAGAAAATCACTACTGCACTGAAAAACTGGGGAGCTTCCGCAGTACAAATCGGCACTGCATTTGCAGTTACCGAAGAAGGCGATGCCCATTTGAACTTCAAACAAACGCTGACCGGTGCCAAAATGGAGCAGGTGGTAGAGTTTATGTCGGTAGCCGGCCTGCCGGCACGCGGTGTCCGCACCAAATTTCTCGACAACTACATCAAGCGCGAAGCCAAACTTCAAGCCAACGCCAAAGCCGACCCACGCCGCTGCACACAAGGCATCAATTGTTTATCCGTATGCGGCCTGCGTGACGGATTGGAAAAAGTAGGCCAGTTCTGTATCGACATCCAATTGGCCGCCGCTTGGCGCGGTGAAGTCGACAAAGGTTTATTTTTCCGAGGAAAAGACCCACTACCATTCGGCAGTACCATCAAAAGTGTACGCGAAACCATACAATATTTACTGCATGGCCGCTGTGTATAAAAAGGTTAAGCATCAATACAAGTTAGCATCAGAGGACTCTAATTTGGGGCTTAGAAAGAAAAATCAGCAAAAATGATGTTAAGCTTCTGATATACCTATTAAAAACAAATACCAAAAGTTCAGTAAAATTACCGAATCAAAATTCCGTCAAATCCTGCGCCTTTTCACACTTGATTTGACCGCTTCCGATACCGCCAGACTCACCGGCATCAGTACCCAAAGTGCCAATATCTGTTTCTCAAACTGCGTTGCCGTATGGCTGCTGAATGTGAACGGCAAACTCCCTCTGCCGGTGTGGTCGAACTGGACGAATCCTACTTCGGCTCCAAACGCATCCGAGGGCGGGCGGGGGAGAGGGAGGCAAAACCATTATTTTCGGCATCTTAAAACGGGACGACAAAGTCTATACCGAAATCGTGCCGGATACTTCGAAAGCTACACTGCAACAGGTTATTCGAGGGCGGGTTGCTGTTGAAATTGTCATCAATACTGACGGCTGGCGCGGCTATCACGGCTTGGTCGATATGGGCTGTGAAAAGCACTTCAGGGTACATCATGGTGCAGACGAGTTCGCCCGGGGTGCGCAACACATTAACGGCATCGAATTGTTTTGGGGTTATGCCAAAAACCGCTTGGTTAAATTTAACGGTGTACCGAAACAGACTTTTTATTACACTTAAAGGAAACCTAATTTCGCTTCAATCACAGGCATGATGATCTGTATTAGTCTTGCTTAAAATACTGAGAAATCGACCCTTGGGCTAATTTTGCTTCCTAAGCCCCTTAATTTTAAGTACGCCCCTCCACAGCAATATATTTCCTAGCCTTCCCAATGGCTGCACTGATATCACATAGAAAGATAGTGTATCAAAGCATCAACACCGCTTGTGTATTCAATTAGCAACAACAAAGCCGTGCCCTGCTTTTGCGGGGCGCTTTTGTATTCGATATTGTTTATTGATGTTACGCGACAACGACTGCCGCATCGTCGATGGCTGCTTCAACCAATTAATCTGGATAACGGACTTGAACTTCGGCCAAAACAGCCCGCGCCCCAAATTCGTGCTGTATGAACCGGAAGAAGGCGGAAAAGAATTGGTCGAACGCGACCAATTCTGGTCAACTGCGGTGTCAACCTGTCCGAAAGCTACTGGAAACGGGCTTATAACCTGTCGGACGATGACGTTGTTTCGGTTGTTGATGCCGCTGTCTCTAAAGTTGCAGTTGCGACACCGCCACTTTTGGCTAAGCAGGCCGATGTTCCCGAATTTGCCGAGGGCTTGCCGGTTCCGGCCGATGCCGGCACCGTTATCGACACCCTCGCACCCGATGCCGGCCGTCTGAACGAACAAGGCCGAGCTCTGACCGATGCGCTGGTGGTCGAACTGAAAAAAGGCGAAACCGCCGACAACCTGCTCGACCGTCTGGCCGAAGCCTCCCCGAACATGGACGATGCCGACCTGCAAAACGAGCTGGCGCGCGTACTGTTCCTGTCCGAACTGGTCGGCCGAATTGAAGCCAGCGGAGAATTGGCATGAATCCCGAAGACATCAAAGCCGTGTTCGGTATGCAGCCCGAGGCCGCCGTGGCCTATCTGAAACAGAAAGGCCATCACGTGTCTTGGGATTGGCAGGATATGCTGGATGATGCCCATGCCACCGCCTTTACTGTCGCCAAAACGGCCAAGATGGATGTGTTGGACGATATATACAGTGCGGCACTCAAAGCATTGGAAAACGGCCAAACATTAGAAGATTTCGGTCGTGAACTGACACCAGTGTTGCAAGCCAAAGGCTGGTGGGGGCGTAAAGAGGTGTCCAATCCCGACACGGGAGAGGTTCAGACGGCCACGCTCGGCAGCCCGCACCGCCTGAAAACCATCTACCTCACCAATATGCAGTCGGCCTACGTGGCCGGACGCTATGCCGAAATGATGGATTCGGCAGACACACACCCGTATTGGCAATATGTGGCCGTCAACAACAGCCGCACCCGCGAAAGCCACCGCCTGCTGCACGGCAAGGTGTACGCCGCCACTGACCCGGTTTGGGATACCCGCTATCCGCCGCTGGATTACCGTTGCCGCTGCCGCGTCAAACCGCTCTCCGAAGCGCGCGGTGCGGCCAAAGTGCTGCCCAGCCCCAAATTGGAAACGATAACGGTCGATATCCGCACCAACGAATACACCGGCGAAGAGCGCTATGCCCAACGCACCGGCATCCGCATCAACGGCACCTTTGTGGCACCCAACGCCGGCTTCAATGCCAATCAGGGCAAAGCCATGCTCAGCCGCATGGCGCGGGTGGCCGCCGAAAAAGCCCGGGCCGTCCACCCCGACATCGCCCGCACCGCCATGAAAGAGCTGGCGGCAGACAAACGTTTTAAAAACAGCCTACCCAAAGCCGTGCTGGCTTGGGTGTTGGATTTACTGAAAGGGTAAAGATGGCAGAGTTGGACTTAAGCCGGGATATTTATCGGGCAGCCTACACTATTGAAGACAGTGTGGATGTGGGAAGAAATTTAAAAGACGACAACACCATAGTGTTGGACTTCGGGGAAATCAACGTCATCATTGACGATTTTCAAGCATTGGATATGATGCGGAAACTCGCCGCATTTTTTAATTATAAACTGGTGGATTTAGATGCTTGAAATCAGCTTAGATGCCAGTCAACTCGAACACGGTCTCAGCCAACTGTTGAAAAACGCCACCGACACCCGCCCCGTGATGCGTGCCATCGCTACCGAAATGGTCTCACTCACGGAAGACAACTTCGAAAGTGAGGGCTGGGGTGGGCAAAAATGGAAGAGAAGCCGGCGCGTTGCCGACAACGGCGGCAAAACCCTGCAATTATCCGGCCGGATCGCCGCCGGCATCAGCACCCAGATCGGAAACGGCTTTGCCCGTATCGGCAGTAATAAAAAATATGCCGCCATCCACCACCTCGGCGGCCAAGCCGGGCGCGGCAGGAAAGTCAAAATCGAGCCACGCCCCTACCTGCCCATCAACGGAGCAGGACAACTGCAAAAAGGAGCAGAATCCGCCCTACTCGACATCGCCCTAAAATCTCTGAGCAAAGGGTTATAG